GAATATTAATATTTATATCAAAGGGAACTTCATTTTTTCCATATTCATAATTTTCAATATTATCATTATCAGTTCCCTTGATATATAACATTAAGTCATTATTAATTCCTTTATTTTTGTAGGAGTCATATTTAGAAATAGAACAATTATCATTAAAGGTAAGTTTTTTCTTAATTTTTTTTAATTTAACTGTCATTGGAAATTTTAATTCATCCCATTTAATAACTTCTAAGAATATTTTTTCAAGATAAATATCGTTGGCATGATTGCTTTTGAACTTGATACTCATTGTAAGATCTTTGGTCCATTCATTGAATTCATCATTTAAGAGTTTTGTTACTTCATTTTCTCTAAACTCCGCAATACATCTATTCAAATTTGCTAATCCTGAATTAACTCCACAAAGAAGAATATTCATGTATCCAACGCTTAGTGCCTTTCTTCTCACGAATCTAATAGTTGGTGCCCTAAATGGATCTTGGTTATCCCTAATAATTTTTGGAAGATCATCGTAATTACATAAAATTTCATCACTATTTTTCATGAAAATGCTAACGGGATCAAAAATTGTGTTTATATCTAATAATTCTTTATATTTAGCTATATTGTGATGTTTATTAATGAAATTATACATTTGATTTCTTGTATCGTAACTTTCATTACTGTACAAAGATTTAATGTATATTTTGTTCAACTTAATAAATTTTTCTTCAAATTTTTGAGTAAACTCATCAATCCATTTGGAATATTTTCGGATATCGATTTGTTTATTTATATCCGTTCGACGTCTAAACCACATTCTTTGAGTAGTACCAATTAATTTATTTGGTTGGGAGTAATAGAACTTATAATATTCAGAATCCTTATCACATAGGGTAACATTCTCAATTCCTCCCCAGATTTTAGCTTCTTCTTTCATCCATTCGATATCCATTAAGACATAATACATATCATTCACAAAATGATAATCATATAAATTTTCATACGTCCATGACCATATTAATGATTGATGTTCTTCAAGAGTTCTAATCGGTCTTTCTGGATTTAGAATACGTGCTACACATTCAATAAGAGGTCGTATTGGCATTCCATCATCTCTCCAATAATACGATAAAAAGCTTGGTTTACCACTAAAATAATAATTTTGACGATGTGTTTCTCCATCCATCAAATTATGGTTACGGAATATTTCAGATGAAATTTGATACCCAATTGGTTTCTTTTCTGAAGTTCCTTTCATTAATTCATACCATGGTTCGTCATATACAGGTCGTTTGTATTGTACTTCCATAACTTCCGTCTTACAAACAACGGTATCTTCAGGAGATGATTTAAAATTAAATAATGCTGCTGCAATTTTCGAAAATTTCTTTTTAAATTTAAAAGGACTCATTCCTTTTAAATCATCAAATAGTATGTAGTGGTCATCTCCATAAACACCAATCTCGAATTCATTATCTTTATAATCCATAACTCTCATTATTTCGTATATGACATTAAAATTTGTAATACTATCAATTAAGCTTGTTAAGAGAGAACCAGATGGAACTCCTCCTACTCTTTCTAATACTTGGCTGTTATCTATGATGTATGTTCCATTCATAACTTGCTCTCGAACAAATTTAATCCAATTCTGAATATAATTATGAGTATTAGCATCTTCATGATCAAATAAATAAGATATAGCACGAATGGCATTTTCAAATAAATATGAATTCACTCTTTGGTCATATTGAGACCAATCTCCAGAGAAAATGTATTTTCTTTTTTTCATATGGTATCGTAAATAATTCCACGATAACCCTGCCCGTCTTAAACCAAGCATTATAGGAGTATTTCCGAATAAGCATTCTTTATTATAAAATTTGATTCTACTCATAATTGGATACCATACTGGGTGATTTATCCATTGTTCGATGCCATCTGGTAAAGATATTACTCGACCAATTGGTTCATTATTTCTAGCTTTTTTGACGGCCTTTTCCCACTTTACTATTTTAGGACGTGACGCCATCGTCCAATTTATTTTTGGTTGAAATCCACATTCTTGGGAAACCCAATTACTATATATTATCTCGTAAGCACCAATCATAAGTGGTATACATTCGGACTTCTTTTGGAATCCAAGATTTTTAAGTATATATCCAGGATTTGCATCCATATTAATTTCAATTGTTTTCATGATTTCTTCAAGAGATTGGATTTTAATTTTTTTCAATTCCCCTGGATAGATTTTTTTAGCTAACATTTTGTAATCTAATTTAAGCATTCCATTTCTGGCTAGATCTCTGGTTTCATTATCATTTGTATTATAACTCGTTAAATAACGTATTTTGTCAACTTTTGAACCTCCACATCTTATATAATTCATAGCTTCTTTTAATTTATTTAAATTACCACCACCTATTGCTGTCATATTTTCTATAAAAAATTTGTTTAATTGATAATTTTTTTTAGTATTTTTAATTGTAATTTTATCTATATTACGATTGTGTACATCATCAACAAAGAAAACACTACAGCTCCTTATATTTATTTGTGTTAAAAATGGTTTTAATTCGAAACTACTCATGTTCAATGAGATATTAAATTCTTTTATATTATTAAATTTGAATAAATCATGTCCAACGCATTGAGAATTCTTAGATAAATAGGATAGGGCTATTTTAAGTTCTTCAGAAATATCTCCGCCCATACGATATTTCGAAATTAAAGGGCGTAAATCGCCATTAGTATTTGTTATTTCTGTTAATAATCTCTTCAAGGCTTTCTGAACCAAGAAAGAAAAGGTTATGATTATTTATCATTTGTTGATTCATCAGATAATGTTAATTTTGAAGTGTCATTATTTAAAATTTGTTTTATAATTCCTTCTCTGTTTGTATATCCATCAGTTTCAATATTTAAAGTATAATTTTCTTCATTTAATCCTACATTGATTTCATTCTCCTCATTTTTAATAAGTGCAAAATCTTTTGTATCAGAAAGAGATTTGATTTTATTATCTTCAATTTCAATTTCCCAATTTTTAAATTCTTCATTATCATTACTTCTTGTTTCCTTATAATGAGTTATTTTCCCTTTATTTTGATCACCTTTATATGTTCTTGTTTCTTGATTAGAATTTTCATTAAAAGATTTTTTAGTTACTTTAGGAATAGTTTTTTCAACAAATTCATATAAATATGTAGCAAGTGTGTCATTCATATTTTCATTTATTTCAAATTTTTTTATTCCATTTTCATTAAAAGTAACTTTTGCAACTGGTGTTTTATCATCAATTTCATTACTTTCTCTTATATCTTTTCCTCCAATTGTTTCATAGTCTTTATTTCCTACTTTTTTTTTCATATCAATAATTGCAGCAAATGCAATATAATATAATTTATTATTTTCAATTTCACTATCATAAATAT